CGAGTTTATTTCAACGGCTACTGGTCAAGAATATGACTCAACAAACATTGAAGCCACTGAAACTTTTGTAATTAGTCGTATTAAAGAAATGGCTACGTTTATCAAAGCTCTTGGTTCTGGTACTGGTTTGTCGGATAAAGATGCTGAGTTGGCTTTACAAGCTGTTGCTGGAGATAAAACATTAAATAGAGAAACTATTAGAGGAGTTCTTGAAGAGTTTATGGCTGCTCAAAGATATGTTATCGGTCAGAGAGATAAAGCTTTTGATATTTTATCTAAAGATACAAGTTTAGAAAGAGATGACTACTTAGACTTAATTAGACTAACTAGTCAAGGTAGACCTCCGCAGTCAGCGGGTTCAAAAGTTGGAAGATTTACCGTTACAGAAGGGTAAGACATAATGCCGATATATACTGTTACTGATCCAAATACAAATAAGACACTACGTCTTGAAGGTGATTCTCCTCCAACTGAGGAAGAACTTGAAGAAATCTTTGCTGGTTACGCTCCTAAGCAGCCTGCGGGGTATCAAGCTCCAACTTTTGCTGAGATAGGCTCTGGGCTTGTTGAAGATCTTTCTAGTGCAGGAAGAACGCTTGCTTCAGGTGTTAGCGGTGCTATAGAAGACTACCAGCAAGATAAGCTACAGTTTTCTGAGTATCAAAGTCCCGCAGCTACTGCTGCTTTGTTAGGGGTAATGGAAGGTGTTGCTCCAGCCGCCGGTGAAGCTATTATAGGTGTAGGTAAGGCTGCTTTGTCCGCAGCAACTCCTGATGTTATAGAAGAACCTTTTGTAAACAACGCTGTAAAAGCTTTTAGTGCTGCTGGTGATTTTATAATGAACAACGAGTGGGTTGGCCCTGTTTTAAACATGGCTAAAGAATCTTTTGCTGACTACAATAACTGGAAAAACTCTTCTGAAGAAAACCAAAGAAAAGCTAGGGTATTAGAGTCTACTGTAGACATGGCTGCTCTTGTAGCCCCAGCCAGTAAAACAAAAGCTTTGACTGACGGTTGGGAAGACTCTGGGCGTAAGATGATTCTTGCGGGAGATAAACAAAAGTTTACTAATAAACGTGAAGGTGTGCAAGCTTTATTAGAGCCTAGAAATATAGGTAAAGGTGAAGGTAGGGTAACTGAAGAAGGACTTTTACGCACTAAAACTTATAACCCTACAGAGTATGAACAAGAAGCTATTGACGTCATTACAGGCTTACCTAAAATAAATACAAGTAGGTCTGCAACGTACAACATGAATATTGTTGAAGATGAAATAGGTCTTGCCGCCCAACGTCTTGAAAAGCGTATAATAGGGCAAGGCAATCCTAAAGTAGACACTCAACTTATTCAACAAGAATTAGAAAAAGATCTTATTGCTTTAGTAAACTCTGATACTTTTTATGGTACAAAAGCTGTTATTTCTAACATACAAAGTATGCAGCGCCTTGCTAATAAACTTATTTTAAGTAGTGACGGTACTGCCGTTGGTCTTTTAAACGCTAGGAAACTTTTAGACAGAGAGTTAAAAGCCAACGCTCCTGCCGTTTATGACGCAGACTATGAGAATGCAAAAGCAGCGGCATTAAGAGTTATCAGGCAAAAGATAAACACTTCCGTTGCTGAAGCTGTTCCCGAAACTGATGTGCTTAGGCAGCTAAAAAGACAAAACTTAATGTTTAATGCTTTAGACACTTTAACGGATAAGTCTAATGCTGAAGATTTAACAATGGTAGCCAGAGCTATTACTCGTTTAGAAAAAGCAACGGGTCTTAATGCTCCTAGCTCTGCAATAGGTTTAGCGGCTACAGCCGGTTTAACTACAACTGCTTTAGCTTACAGTGGTGCTTTGCCGTATATAGCCGGTGGCGGTGCTGTGGTTGGGACTATGTATGCCTTAAGAGCTGCTCAAAGATCTGGGACACTTAAGCAAGCTTTAGGTGCTACTTTAACAAATCTGAACAAAGCAATTAAAACAGCGGACGGGGCTTTACTAAAACAACTGAAAGCAGACAGGCTTGCTATTATAGCTCTTATGCAGGACGTTAGAGAAGAAGAGGAAGTTAAGTAATGGCTGATATGCGACTTAGGGCTAAAGACAGAGCAGCGAGTAGTGAGCCTTCTCGTTTACTAGCCGCTTTACAAGAAGGCTATAACGAAGCAGGAGAAACTGTTCAAGACTACGTTGATAGAACCTTATCTAATAACGAAAAGATTATGGCTGGGGAAATCAACGCAGGACAGCGTTTACTCAGATCTACTGGCGATGTTGTAGGTTTGTTTGGAGGTCTTGCTGGAGATACTTTAGGCGTTATAGGAGATTTAGTTGTTCCTGATGAGTTTGGTGTAGAGGCTGCGTATCAAGAAAACATTGAAAAACCTTTGCAAAAAGCTATTATGTCTGCTGCTGACACTGACATAGGCCGAGCTGTTGTTAGTTTTACACAAGAAAACCCTGAATTAACTTCTGATTTAGGATCTATTGGTAATGTCTTAGCTGTAGCACCTGTTGGTAAAATAGCTAACGCTATTGCCCGTAACATGCCTACTGAAGTTAGGGGTTTTTATTCTGGAAACCCACTTTTAGTTGCCGCTGGGGTGGCTGAAGCAGCGACTTCTGGGGCCAAAGATGCTTTAGCTTCAGCTTTTAATCCGAGAGCTTTGGCTTTACAAGATGAAACAGGCATTACCAAAGGTCTTGTAAGACAAGCTAAGAAAGCAGAGGCGTTGGTAACAAGAAGAACAGCCTTAGCAACCAAAGCTGATGCAGGAGATCCTAAAGCTATTAAAGCTCTTGAAGCTTTTGATAAAAAACACAAAGGCTATGGGTCTATGACCGAAGGTGCCTTAGCTTATAACTATTTATTTAGAAAGCAGCTTGGTGAAGACATACCTCAGTTTATACAAAAAAACTTTGAAAACTTGAATGTCCTAACTTCCGAAATGGGGCCATCAAGACAAAAGTTTAACGAAATAGTGTTCCAAGCTCCCCGAGCAATGACTACAAAAACTCCTGAGAATCCTCCTATATCTTCAAAAAATCAAGAATACTTGCAAGATAGGATATATAGCACTTGGGGTGTAGATAGCAGTAGGGACAAAACAGCCATTGTAGTTAAAGATCCCGATAAGCAACACGGTATGACGGATCAAGCGCGTATGCAGCGTAATGAAGGAACAAGCAAATTTTTCACCACTTTTGATAAGACAGGTATAAACTTAAAGACTGCTTCTCCTCAACAAGTAATAGACGCAGCCAGAGGAAGAACTTTAACTAAGGCAGAAAAGGACATACTACAAGATTACGAGAACGGAAAAAAACTTACTCCGTTACAACTACAGACCCGTATGAATGCCCAAAGAAAACTGGCTTCTGAGCCTGAATTAGAGTGGAACCCAGAGCAAGGTTTGTTTATCCTTCAAGATTCTTTTAAGGCAGGAGCTAAAGAGCTTGGGGGTGTCAATCGTATTACTACTATGGATAGAGACGGTAATGTGAATGTTATTGTTAGTGACAGGCACGATATGATGGGTTTTGATCCTGTAGACGGAAAGCCTTTGCTAACTGTCTTCCCACCGATGCAGTACAACGTTTACAAAGGCAGAGGAAAGGACGCTTATAATACAAGAGAGTCTCAAGCGTCAGCCAGAAGAAGACTGGCTAAAGAATTAGGAGAGCCTGTTGAAACTGTAGCTCCGATTTACAATAAAGCAGGAGGCATTAAACAGGGAAGGGCTAGACTAGCGGGAGGTGAGATCGTAGGAGAATATTCGCCTTTAGACGCAGATCCAAAAGCTTTTGGCAAAAACCCTATATATGATAAAGGTAGACAGGGTGTTGCTAGAAGGGTTAATCAGAGGATAGCTCAAGAAGCTCAAAACTTTAGACCTACTGCTGGTCAAGTAGCCAGACAGCTACCTAGAGTTGCTACTAATACAGCCTTAGCCGGTAATTACGGCCTACAGGGTGCTGGAATGCTTACAGGACAGCCTCAGGATGAACAATAAACAAAAGGGGGCATTGCGCCCCCTTAGGTTTATATCTCGCAGACTCCAGCTACACAAGCCAACGTCTGAGTACCTTCAGTATTATCATCCTTTTCTTCAATGTCCCACTTAAAATGTTTAGGCATATTTTTAAGCAAGTTTTGATATGTCTTTTTATCTATCTTCTGGTACGGGGCTTGCTTGTATACATGCTCTGCCTCTGGCAAGAAACTAATCCCGCTGACAGAATCAAAGTTTTCCCATATCCACTGGCACACAGCAAAGAAATTGTTGTCGTTATAATAACAAGTCATTGAAGGCTTATGCTCACACCAGCTATCTTGATAGATCTTCCACAGCTTTAACTGTTCCATAGCTCCCATACTTTCTACTGTTACAGCCTTTTCAGGAGCCTTCTGAGGAAAGCTAAACACCCAGTTAGAACTATTCATTACGTCTTCTTCATGGGAAAATCCAGCTTCAATCATGGCGGTAGCAAGAGGGTCTTTCTTGTCTGCTCGTACAGTCCTGATGTAGTACTCACTGAAGCGGGGATGAATACCGCTGGCGCTGTCAGTCAACTGTGAGACAGTACCGGAGGGCTTAACGCAAGTGATAGCTGCGGACTGATTAATACCCAGCTTGTCTGCCCATTCTTTATTAGTCTCTATAGCAACGTCCCTAAGAGTCTCTAACAGTCTTCCTAAAGCATCTTCTCCTGTAGACCCATTGGTAATCTTACAGTCCATAATGCCTGTCATAGAGACGCCCAGCAACGCTTCTTCCTCTGTGTTCTTCTTCCATATATTGCGAAGGTATCGGAAGTCAGTAAGAGTAGCCTGTAGAGTCCCTAAGATAGTCGCTATGCGGACTTTTTCTTTAAGGGTCTGTAAAGTATCGTCTTCCCTTACAATGACTTCAGACAGGTTACAGAACTGATAGGGACGTAGGATAATCTCAGAGCAAGGGTTAGTCCCAAACTTATGTGTAGCGTCTCTGCGTTCGTTACGTGCTGCTACCTTCTGTGCTGCAATGCGGCTAAAGATACCGCGCTCACCGGACTTAGAATCGTACAGCCTCTTCATCTCAGAAGAGTAAGTATCAAAGTCAGGCTTCTCGGAGTACACTGCGCTGTTGTTTGCTAAGGCTCGTTGACCATTACTTAAGTACCACTCACCGTTCTTAGCGTTAGCCATACGGTTGTCGGTAACATTGCTTAAGCTAATAAGAGCTGACCTACGTACACCCCCTACTACAACAATGTCTGCAATCTTACACACTAAGTCATGGCACTCCAGCGACGTTAGCTTACGTCCTGCTGCCCCTTTAAAAAGATCCACAGAGAAATTAAACAAGTCAGCCAAAGGCTGTGGCCCACTGGCTCTGCCTCCAAATGTCTTGAGTCTAGCCCCTGCTGGCCTTACCTTAGTCAAGTCACACTTAGGAACCTTACCTGCATACAGGAGGCTTATAAGCTCTCTGAAGGCGCTTGCCCAGCCTACCTTGCTGTCTGATACAACCACAGTGGACTCAGTGTCATGGAAGCTGTCAGCGATAACTGGAAGTTGATTAACGTAGTCCCGTTCTACGCTGAACCCTACCCCTGTACCATTGAGCAGGATGTACATAAGCTCGTCAAAGGATCTGGGGCTGTCTATGGGAAGGTAAGAACAGTTGAAGGCTGCTACGTTGTCTCTCTTTAGGGCTGTTCCCGCTGTCATCACACAGCGCATGGAAGGCATAACTTTCTGCTCGTAAATAGCGTTGTACAACTCCTCAGCCTCTTCGTCAGTAATCTGCTCACGCTCAGTGAAGAAAGATACGTAACGGTTTACCGTCTCCTCCCAGTCTTCTCGGCGCTGCTCTTCATCTAAGTATCGTGCATATCTACTTTTGTGTATGTATTCTTGATATTGATCCATCAGAGTTCGTACTCCCCTCCAGTTAATAGTGATAGTTTTATTTGATCCAGTAAGAAAGAAAGCTCTAATGTTTCCATGTTGGTAGACACTACGATATACTCTTCAGACTTTACGATACAGAAAGCATCCTCATAGTTCTCCAAATCTTCTTTATTAGTTATTGCTTCAAACACTAAAGGGACAGTTACTTTGTTATCGTTTGTTTTTTCTCCGAATGTTCCTTCAATTACTTTCATTCTAGTCCCGCCTGTTCTTCAACCATTTTGTTTAAGTACCACTGAGCCTTCTGCAAGTCTTGTAAGCCATTCTTGTATCGCCAACGGTGTAGGTACTTTAGCACATTGCCCTCACAGTAATCAACAATACCTTCTCCTAACTGCTGCTTAATGTAATCAATGGCCTCCATGCCCCCTTGATTGTAATGCGGAGGTTTGTTCACTAAAATTGAGTTCCACTCCTCTTTAGTCGCTAAGTCAATAGACATCTTCGTTCTCCTCTTCAATCATCAACTCCTCAAATAATTCAACCTTATCTATCAACCTATTTTCAAAGGCATCTAAAATGTCCTCCGCGCTTATATTCAAGACTTCGCAGAGTAAGTCTACATCGTACTCCTGTAGGATACGTTCTCTAAGCTCATCAATTAGCATTGGCATAGTCAATCAACTCTTGTGTAGTAGCGATGGTATAGTGCTTGAATCCTTCTTTATCACACCATTTACCCATTGTCATCTTAGCTCCTTTCCTAACTTTCTTGTTTGGGTCTGACAGGACAAAGACCAGCTCTTGATCCTCCTCCAGACAGTCCCGTATTGATTTATATTTAAGTGTGTCACCTTCTCTGAAGAACCCCTTACACTCAACCAACAGCCAGTCTTTGTACACAAAGTCGGGTTTGTAGTTCCTGTGGGTTACGTAAGGCACGTCGTAAGGCTCATACTTCATGAACTTTCTTGGCAATGTCTCAGCGAACTTCTTCTCAAGCCCTGACCTGTACATGCCGTACCTTGTCTGCTTAAAAGCCATCCGGTATCTCCGCGACAAAAGGTTCTCTAACAACCTTTGTTAAATACTTTGGCCCACTTGCGTAGATAAAAGTACGTAAATCGGGGTAACATTTGTCTCTGAATTGACAATAAGAACAGCCAGCGGCGAGCTTTCTGTTTCCAGACTTGCCATCTGGTACGTCTTGGTAGCAGAACTCCAGAGGCTCTGGCCCCTCTACTAGCTTTTTTACATGCCGTATACGTTCAGCTATGTCCCCCTTGAGGTGTTCGTGCATAGGGTCGGACTCATCGTCTAAATCATGCTCACAGAATGTCAAATGCCCATTCTGTTTATCCATAGCCAACCATGCTATCTTACGCTCACCCTCTGAGTGTGCATAGGCTTTGATCTGATCTACGTATCCAAAGGGATCATCCTCAGGTACTCTACGATCCTTAAACTTCTTGAAGGCAAAGGTGCTTGCGGATTTAACGTCCGTCACTACACCGTCTATCTTGCAGTCCATGTGACCTACAACCCCCTCAACCTCACACCGTTTCTGTTCACAGGTGACTTCATGTCCAGAGGCTCTGGCAAGGAATAAGACCAACTCCTCTATGACATGCCCGTACAAGAACTTTACTAAGGTGTGAGGCTGCAACTCCTCACCTTCAGTACCGTGATACTGATTCCACAGATATCTATCAGTCCTGCCTATACTGGAAAGGCGTAACTTTCTAGTATCCTTAGGTCTGTCCTTCTTAAACTCAATCCTCATTAGCTCTTTGATTGACTCGCCCAGCTTATCTATCTCTTTGTCTATGTCTACCCCGTCAGAAACCTCTTTGGTAGACACCAAGCCATAGATGTCTTCTATTAGTGTGTCTGTGCCCATGTCTTTCCTACCTTATATTCTCCGTCCAGAGGACAGTTTAGTTTCCATTCAAGACCGGCTGCCTGTATGCAGGACACGGCCAATCTACCAAAAGTGTCTGTACGCTCGTTGATAACCTCAGCCTGTATCTCATCATGAATGTTACCTACAAACTTGTAGTCTATACCCCATATTGTAGCATACTCATCCAGAAGTGTCAAAGCTTTTTTCATTACCAAAGCGCCTGCGGATTGTAACAAAGTGTTTAAAGCGGAATGTTCTGATCTGACTGTGAGCCTTCTACCGTCAAGTCCAACGAGATATCCTCTCCCCGCTGCTTTTGATACTCTTTTCTTAAGAGCTGCGAATGATGGCAGATTATGAAGGAAAGATTCTCTAAGTTTCT